GCAGAACTGATTAAAGATATTGAAGAACTTGAGGAAGTCGAAGAGCTGGAACCTGTCGAAAAGATAGAGCTTCCTGCGGGCGGCATAGCAGATTTTATCCCGGACGACGACGATGAAGATGACGACGCTGATTTTGAAGCGGGCGAAGCCGTTGGTATTGCACAATTCCCCGAGCTTGCCAAAAAAATGGCTGCTTACGGTCGGAACGAAGATAAGTTTCTGGCACACGTTGCCGCAGGTGAATTGATTATACCTTATCAATACCTTGAAGACGATGTAATAAGACAACGCATTTATGACATCTTGACAGAAGCCGGTGTGGATGACCCCGAGGCTTATGTTGTAGGGTCTGATGCAAACGATCTTAACCCTACCACCGGATTACCGGAGTTTTTTCTTAAGAAAGCTTTTAAAAAGATTGGTAAAGTATTTAAAAAAGCCCTTCCAATTATCATAACAGTGGGTTTAACCTCTATGGGCGTTCCTCCTATATATGCCGCTGGACTTAGTTCAGGCATTGGAGCGCTTGCTACCGGTGGGGATCTAGAGGATGCCTTAAAGGCGGGCGTAACCGGAGCGGCAACAGCCGGAATAATGGCCGGAGCCACGGGTGCCGTTATGGGTGATGGATTTTCAGCGGGTGTTAAACAGGGTTTTGCCGACCAAAGCGTTCCATTAAGGAGTTCTTTAGGCTTTGATAATCCTTCAACCAGTGTTGATACGTCAAACATTATTAACAGCCCCTCTATAAACGAAATGGCGGGGGTCAATACTACGGATGTTGTACTGTCTGATTTAAGCCCTAATCCGAACTATGTCCCCGAGATAAAAGGGGGCAACTTCAATATGGACGACACTTGGACCAAGACTAAAAACTTTTTGACGCAAGGTAACCTTACCGACGCGCAGATGGCCGAGCGACAAATAACCGCAGGACAGACCGCTTACGACGCTGCTATAAAAGCAAAGCAAAGTGTGGAAATGGCACAAAAAGCCTCCGCTACGGCGTATGCAAACGCAGGAGCCTCAGTCCTTGAAACCTATGGTCCGTCTGCGGCACTTGCAGGTACTGCGATGTACTTTGGTGGTGCTTTCGATACACCCGAGCAAGAAAAGCCCGAAGATTTACCCACAGGTTCAGACCTGATTGCGGGTAATCCGGGTAAATATTTATTACATAACATAGGCGACCGTCAGTTAGACCTTGAAACAGGCGAATATGTAACGGCAGACCCTTTGCCTCCAACTTATACTGCTGACCCCGTACCCATGCAACAACCTATACCCAATTCGGGCTACGCTCCGCAATACGACGCTAATGGCGAGCTAATCCCGGTTACCGATCCGCGCTATAATACTTTTACTAACCCCGTCCAGACCGCTGCCGCAGGCGGGCCTGTTTTTCCCCGCCGTAATGGTGGGATTGCTCCGGAAGAGGGTGTTCAAGGAGAAGACAGTGTTAGGGCGATGTTAATGCCCGGCGAGTTTGTCATGACCACCGACGCCGTTCGAGGACTAGGTGAAGGAAACCTTAATAACGGAATTAAAAACATGTACGCTGTTATGAGAGACTTAGAAAGTCGCGGAAGGGGTGCAGCATAATGGCTACCACAACTACCACGCAGATTGTCCGCGAAGCGGCAGAAATTGAAGCTATTAAGGTAGGACTTTTACAGTCCGCCAAAGCCCTCGCCGATCAAGGTATTACAATACCCCCGCAGATGGTTGCGCAAATGTCGGGGCTTCAGATAAAAGCCACGGAACTTGCCGAAGCAGGAATTGGCGGATACCAACCTTATCTACAAGAAGCCGGTTACACGTTAGGTGACGCCGCAGCCACGTTGGGCAGTACGATGTCCGACGCTGACGCTTACAAAAATCAAGCGTTAGGCCTTATGACGGAATCTGCGGGTAATGTCCCCGGTCAGTTGTCCACTGCTCAAGCGGGTATGCAGAGTGCTATTAATTATGGGGAGGGCGCTACTCAATCGGCCATCGATAAATCACAACAAGCGGTCAATACCGCCGGACAAACGGGGGTTGGTACGACGCTAGGCCAATCTTTATCCGGCGCGACTGACGCAGCACGAGCTAGTACGTCTAACGCGGGTATTGCAGCGTTAGAATCTGCGCGTCAATCCCAAATTGGAGGAGATAGCGCGGTCCAAGGCGCTCGGAACATCACCAGCACTGCCGCTCAAGCTTTACAACAAGCGGGAGCGTTTGGCACGGATACTGCTAGGCAAGGCATTGCTGGACTAGCCGAAACTACGGGCGCTTATGATCCTGCAAGTGCAGGGGCATATATGAATGAATATGAAGATGCCGCAGTGCAGCAAGCGCTTGCGGACATTCGACGCTCTGGAGATATCCAGCAACAAGCAATTGGCGCTCAAGCAGTTGGCGCAGGCGCTTTTGGCGGATCACGCCAAGCAGTAGCTGAATCTGAACTAGGTCGAAACATTCTTGAACAACAAGGTCGTACTGCGGCGGGAATGCGCCAGCAAGGTTTTGAAAGCGCAGCTCAACGCTCTCAACAGGGTTTTGAGTCTCAGCAAGGTCGAGCACAGCAGGCGGCACAGCTTACAGGTGCTCTGGGTTCCCAAGGTGCTCAATCGGGTATATCTGCTGCACAATCAGCAGGTCAATTAGGCTTATCCGCAGAACAACTTGCCGCGCAGACTGCGCAACAGGGGGGTCAGTTAGGCGTAACGGCGGCTCAAACGTCAGGTCAGTTGGGTCTTTCGGGAGAACAGTTAGCCTCCGCGAATGCACAGGCTTTGGCACAGACAGGTATGAGTTTGCAACAACTTTCAGCCTCTACAGGTATGAGTGCGGCACAGTTAATCGGTCAACTAGGACAATCACAAGCCCAAATGGGTATGCAAGGAGCGCAGCAATCAGGTCAAATGGGGCTGCAAGCTCAAGAGTTATCGAGTAAGATAGGGCAAGGTATTGGCGGTCTCGGAACAGATTACGGACAGCTAAACATTGCTCAAGCGGGGGCTCAAAGTGAACTAGGTGTTCGTCAAGCGGCTCTGGGTGAACTAGGACAAAGTCTACAGCAGCAAGAGACAGGGTTCTTGTTTGATGTTGGTAAGCAGCAGCAAGCACAACAACAAGCGGTACTGGAAGCGACGCGTCAGAACGAACTGGCTCAAAAATACGAGCCCTACCAGCGCGTTGGTTTTCTGTCCGATATATACAAGGGTGCTCCGACCAGTCAGCAGACGCTTACGTCTGCCACAGCACCTAATGTTTCACCTGCCCAACAACTACTTGGTTTGGGCGTAGCCGGACTGTCCGCATCAGCCGGTGCTAAAAAAGCGGGGTTATTTTAATGAATAGAGAAGTAATGGGGCGTAAAATGTTTGCTCACGGGGGCACCGTCTTCCCGATGCAAGAAGGGGGTATGGCTCCGCCTCCTATGGCTCCGCCTCCTATGGCTCCGCCTCCTATGGCTCCGCCTCCTATGGCTCCGCCTCCTATGGCTCCGCCTCCTATGGCTCCGCCTATGGCCGGAATGCAACCAGAATTAGACCCTGCCATTTTAGAGCAAATGCTCGGTAGTGCTTCTCAACAAATGAATACCATCGACAACGCTGCCGACGCCACAACCATGATTAATGGTATGCGAGGCGACGAACTTCCTCTGGAAGCGCGGTACGCGGAACTCGCATTAATTGTCGGCCCTGAAGACGCCAATGCTACACCTGAATCGGTTCTTACTTTGATACAGCCTGTCCTGCAAATTGCGGCGGTTGACCAAGGAATTGGCGGATTAGCGGAACAACAAATGATGACCCCGATTGAGGGTCCGATGGCAGAGGGAATTATGTCTACTGTCAATATGGGTGCCCCGGAGGGTCCCGACTCTGTAAATTTTAACCAAGGAGGTGCCGTTCAGTACATGCAGGCGGGTGGCCCTCCAGTACCCAACATAGCGGGACGTCAAGGAGAGATTTTTAGAGAGCAGCAGTCTTTATACCAGTCTTTACTTAACCCTGCGGACGAAGCAGCGGATTTAGAAGAACAAACGAATTTAACACAGGCGCAAATGTTATTTGATGTCGCTCAAGGGGCTTTAGCGTTTGCTTCGCCCGGTGATCGTCAAATGAGCCCTGCGGAGCGTTTGGCTCAATCCTTTACGCCTGTTCTAGGAAACATTGGAGCAAGAGCAGGGGAGCTTGGTAAGTTCAAGCAGGCCCAAAAAGCTCAGACAAAACAGATGGACATGGCGGCCTTACAGGCGGCAGGGTCCTTGTACGGCGCTGAAAGAGGTGCCGCGCTTACTGAAGAAAACAAAGATATTGGTGAAGTTTTCCAGACCACGGTTACAAATGAAGACGGCACAGTGACCACGACCACGGGACCTTTGACTCGCGGCAGTTACGCGGACCTGCAAACTAAGCATGGTGCCGGAAACGTGAACATCAGGGAGATTGCCAAGCCTACTAACGTTAGTCAGAAGGCCGAAAACCTTATGATTAATGGTGGTTTCGTTGCTGCTGTGCCGGGAACGCCGGGTTACAACGCTCTAATTGCAAAGGGTGCTCTGAGCATGGGCGACGTACCTACTTCCGCTATCACCAGCCGGAAGCAATACACCATCCCAACCGATTTAACGATTGGGGATAAAACGTATGCGGCGGGAACGTCTCCTTTCTTTAGTGAGTTTGAAGCTGCTCAGATTTTTGCCAGCTTTGGTAATGACGCTTTGTCTGAATACGTTAAACCGCTAACCGACAAAGATTACTTGACCGCATACAATATGACTAAGGCCCAGTTTGATGTGTTATCAACGCGCAACCAGCAGTATATACAGGGTCTCCCTGTTCTGACGGAAAAAGATTACTTCGGTAAGTTCGGCATGCTCAAGAACGATTTCTTGGGCCTATCGCCAATCTCACGTCAAAGATTACTTGGCATTGAGACGGAATACGAGTTTAAGCAGATCAACAATGGCGATAAGATTGATGTCGTTCGTTATGATAAGAACGATCCAAACGTTGCCCCTGTTAGTATCTACAGCACGGATATCCTGCAAGACCCTGAGTTATTCAAATTTACTATGCCTAATGCTGATGGTGTTTCGGTGGCAACCATTGTTGACCTCACTACTGATTCGGGCAAACGGGCACTGGCCAAAGTTAACGAGCTTAACAAAGCGACTCCCGGCTCTGCTGTTATGCAGAAACTGGGTACGGAAAGTTTTGTGTCGAAAACCTTCTTGATTCCGGATTCTACCGAAGGTGGTGGCGCAGAAGTGCGTATGTCCTTCGACGGTGGTCAAACTTATATTGGATCGGATGGCCTTCCAAGACAGCTTCCACCTAATGCGTTTGAGCTTAGTAACACTATTTCTAACGATGTTTACCGTAAGGAAAAGGTACGTTCTTCAGCTAAAGATTGGTTGGAACAGAACGACCAAGGTGTTGTTGGCGGAATGACTACGCCACAGGGAAGCGGAATTTCGCAACCCTCGAATAACGCAGACAAAGCCCTTGTAACAGACACTTTGCAGCAAGTTCGCAACGGTACAGGTTTCTGGTCAGGTTTTAACTCTGCCGTAAACGCCGTAGCGGGTGGCATAATTGCCCCTAAAACTTTCTCGGAAATGTACCGAGATACGGAAGAAGGTAGACAGTACGTTCAGATCATTCGCGTAATGGGTCGTTCCGCTCTAGCCTCGTCACCAAGATTTGCGGTTGCAGACTTGCAGGCTACGGAAGGATTGTTCCCGAGTGAAGAAAAGCTGTTCCGTAACCCTGTCTCTGAAGCAAACAAGCTGTCCTTGTTAGTGGATGCGCTCAATAACGAGGAAATACGTCTGCAAACCCTTAGAGCGTCAGAAGTTCCACAAGACGCTACTGTTTTAGCGGTCGCGTCTCAAAAGCTTCAAGAAATTGCTCGCTTAAAAGAGCTTCTTGGTCCAGTATTGATTAAAGGTGGCGGCCAAGCCACGGAAAACAGTATCTCTGGTGCAAAAGAACTAATGAGAAGAAAGGGAAGGTAATGAACCCCGTTAATATCAAACTTAATGAAACCACTCCTGACGACACAATAGTTGAGGACATGAACCCAGTTAATATCGGGCTTAATGAAACCACTCCTGACGACACCACTCCTGACGACACAATAGTTGAAGCGGTAGACATGCCCCCTGTTGTAGCTGTTGCAGAGGCACTGGGTGCTTTCCGGCTAAGTTTTTCGCCACAAGAGTTTTCGGACCTTTGGGCAACTTATACGGAAGCAGCTAATGCCCCGCAATCTACGTTTAAAACACCGGCACAAGGTTTTGCCTCAAGCTTGGTAGACACGCTGGTGTTTGATCCTTTTTACGAAGGTAAAATGGACTACAACTCGCTTCGCATGGGCACCGCGCCTATCTTACAAGAATTGGGCATTGACGGCGGTCTATCTGACGCGCAAATTATAGAAGTTTTTGCAGAAGACGAGGAAGGCAACGATATTATTGCTGATCCCTCGTTTTTTGAAGGACTAAAAAGACGTAGTTTGGGCGCAGCAGGTGGTACAGGCGGTTTCTTTACCGGGATGAAGGCAGGTGCCGCTTTAGTTGTGGGAATTCCACCCATAACCCCTTGGACCGCTGCCGCTAGATACGGTGTCCCTATAATCACAGGTGCCATCGGCTATATTGCAGGTAGTGAAGCGGGTGACGAAGTTACCGAAGCCGTAATGGGCCGAGAGCCTATTGTAGTGCCGGGCCAAGGTTCTGCTGACTACAAGGCCGGTAAAGCGGCGGCTGATGCAATAAGTTTCACGATTACCCCGTGGATGGCTCCTGTAAGAGGAGCTAATTTGGGCGGACAAATTGCTATGAATAATATAAAAGTTCATGCACAAAAGTTTATGGGCCCTACACTACCGGGCTCTTTCAAAATACCCCTTTCTACTCGAGGTGTGACTAAAGTAGAAAGTATCATAGGTGATATGGGAACTTTAGCGCGAACAAACCCTTTCAAAACGGCTTTTATAGAAGGGACGGCGGCTAGTTTAAGTGTGAAAGGCACTGAAATAGCGGAAACTATTACTCCGGATAACCCTTGGGTCCGATTTGGGTTTGAAACAGTAGGCGGATTGTCTGGCGCGGTGGCGGCGGACCTTTCGGCAAATCGAGTACCCCAAGTTTTAAAATGGGGTGGGCGCGGTGTTTACAATATTTTTAATAAGTTGCGTGGTAGGGAAAATGTAGACGACATGCAGTTAAGATATGGCATCTCAGAAGAGGAGGTAAGGACTGCCGGAAACTTTATTACAGAGCAACTTGAGAAGAACGCGGAAAACCCTGCAGAAATACTAAGGATACTAAATGATCCCTCTTTTAACAAGTGGCTTGTTGACGAAAGTGGTAACCAGATAGAACTGGACCCTGCTACTAGGGCCGCAAGTATTACGTTATTGTCTTTACAGAACCAATTTATTGACGCGGCCCCCGGTGCTTTTAATGCAGATGCGGGCGCTAAGATGAAATCGTCGGTAGACGCTTTACGCCGCGCTTTGTTGGCGATGTACGCGGACGGTTCTAAAGAATCTCTTAGTGATGCTGCTTTAGTTCAGACTAGCTTATTTGAGGCTGTGTTAGATTCAAAATTGGCTATGGCTTTCCGTAATACCCAAGAAGCGATGCGTCAAGTAAGACCCCAAGGGGACGATGTTGACCTTCAAGCGGCGGAGAATATATTTACGTTGATAGGCGGACAATATACGGCAGGTCGCAATGAGGAACAACTTCTTTGGAGAAAAGGCGCACAGGATGTCGAAGTTACCTCTTTTATTAACGAGGATGGCGTAACACAAAGTACGCCTAATTTTATTTCTAAATGGAATGAACTTCTAGGTAACGAAACCCCTGAAATACGGGAGTCGATCATTAAAAAAGACGACTTAAGCATCTTAAATAGTTTTGTGATACGGAAGACAGAAGAGCTGGGGTTAGCCCCTGAAGTACCCCAAGCCCCTGAAGTACCCCAAGCCGCTAAAGAAATTATTGGCGTAAACGCTAATGAGTTATTTAGAACCCGTGGTAGGGCTTTGGCTATGGCAAAAAGATTGAATGCAGCGGGTTTCAGCGAGGAAGCGCGGATAGCTAATGAAATGGCGGATGCCATGCTGTCTGATTTAAACAGCTTTGGCATTGGCTTAAATCAGGCATACGACACTGCGCGTAGCTATTCTAAAGCATTTAATGACGTTTTTACTCGGGCGTATGCAGGGGAAGTTTTAGGCACAAAGAAAAACGGAGCACCTAAAATACCTGTAGCAACTATGGCGTATACCCTGATGAAAGGCGATGCGGCATTTATGCGAACTGCGCAATTAGACGGTATAGCTAAATTCCAAGTAACTCAATCTTTAACCAATTTGTTGCGGTCAGATAACCCTGACTTTCCCGAACTAGCGGACATAGGCGAAACTTTACTAAAAGATTTTAACGCCAATGTTGACCCGCAATCTATGGTTTTGGACATGGTTTCGATGCGGGCATGGTATGGTAGAAACGAAGAGTTAATAAAGTCAGTCCCTAACCTGAACACTCGTATTAGTGCCGCAATGAACGGGTCTGTTCAATTGCGTAGTGCGGAAGAGACACTTTTGCGTACAATACGAGCTAATACGTTAAATCCAGATGGAACGCTAAATGTTGGCGCATTGTCCAATTGGAGAAATAACGTTAATAACGAAAGGTTGTTGGATGTATTTCCGTCTCTTAAAGCAGACTTGGACAATGTAGACAAAGCTGCAAATTTACTGACTCAAACAAAAAGAGACAATAAAGCTGCGGACGTAGCTGAAAGAAACGCCGTTGGTTTGTACGAGCTATTACCCAACAAAACCTCAAATGCCGCTACGGCGATTGCTTTAGCTATTTCAAGTGCTAACCCAAAACCGTTCAACGACATGAACCGACTAATGCGGTTGATTACAGATGTTGGGGAAGACGGTTTTAGTGTCAGTGCTAAAAACAGCCCAAACACTGGAAAAACGTGGACTCAAGCAGACCTTAAAGAAGGGATGCGAACTGCCATCTATGACACGGTGTTTAAAGCCGCAGCAGACGGTAAATTATTTAATTCTGCTGCCGCCTACAATAGGTTATTTGCAAAACACCCTAATGCGGACATTTCCATTGCAGAATGGATGCAGTCAAACGATCTTATAAGCGCAGACCAGCTCAAAGACACTCAGATGTTCTTGCGTAAGATGGGTGAAATCCAAGCCTTTACCATGTATGCCAAACCGGGCCAATTGGACGCTTTTTACCAAGATATCGGCGAGGGTATTAAAATCGTGGCTGCTATGGGTGGTTCCGTTGCTGGTACAAGCCTTCGCCAGTTTTTGGGTGGCGGTGATTCTGGTGACCTCATCGCCTCGGGCCGTGGTGCGTCGCTTGGTCAAAGATTAGCCAACAAATACTTGGCCGTTTTACCTCAATCTTTACAAGCAAGTCGAGTAGCCACCATTTTACAAAACGAAACATTACTTAAACAGGTTCTTAAAGCAGGGCGGACTGATCGCGAGAAAAATGCACTGGTGGCGCAGTTAGAACAAATGTTTATAAACAACTATATAGTATCCCCTATTCGTAGAGGCGGCGGTGAAGTCATGCAGACTTTAACCGACGAATACTCTAGGGATGTAAATGGTGAAGTAATTCCACCCGCCGACGTTCCCACAGCAAGCGGAGGGAATATCCCCACTACGGTTACACCTAGCGTTGCGCCGGTAACGGTAACTCCCATAAACTCTACGCCAGTTGTACCTAGTGGGGTTACCCCTATTCAAAACCCTAACACTTCGGTTAATCCATCACGGACAAGCGCCCAGACAACCCCGATTTCCTATTCAGGACCCGTTGACCGAGCTAGGTTTGCAGCTCTCTTTCCAGAAGATCGTGAATTATTAGGTATAGGTAGTTTGATGGGAAGTGCTCCGTAATGCCACTTTTTGCTCTATATAGCGGGCGTCTAAATATCTACACCGCAGACGAAACCGACCGTCGATGACGGTCTATTAAAGATGCCTACAAAAAAACCCGCAAAAGGCAAAGCAAAAGTTAAAGTAACTTCTTCCGGCAAAAAGGTTAGTTACGGACAAGCCGGAAAGGCTAAAGGCGGTGGTCCCAGAGTTCGTGCAGGTACCTCAAAAGGCGACAGCTACTGTGCAAGAAGCCTTGGCATAAAGAAAGGGCTGTCTAATAAGAAACAAAACGACCCAAACACTCCCAACAATTTGTCACGAAATCGTTGGAAATGTTCAGGCGCAAAGTCTAAAAAGTCGTAGTTACCTCAACCAGCTCTTAGTGTCTTCGCCTAGAACCTGACCCGCAACATCAATCTTGTTGCGTAGGGCTTCTAGTATTTTTTCGTCAATCGTTCCCGGCGAAACTAAATCAATATACGTTACCCTGTTCGTCTGACCAATCCGGTGCGCCCGGTCCTCGGACTGCAATCGTATCTCCAAGTCATAACTATTACTGTAATAGATGACCGTGTTAGCCTCAGTCAAAGTAATGCCATAACCGCCTGTCTTGGGCTGTCCCACAAAGAACCGCAACGGGTTTTTCGGGTCTTGGAAATCGTTAACAATCTCCTGACGTTTGTCTTGAGGTGTCTCCCCATAATAGGTTGCGACAGAATCTGGCCCGAAACGGTCGCGCAGGGTAGTTGCTATTTGTTGGAGGTCGTGTGTATACGTCGCCCAAATAATGGCTTTCCCCTGTAACTCTTCTACCACGTCCAAAAGCTCATTTAATCGGTTGTTCTTTATAAGCTGTATTGCACCATTGTCAGGCATTAAGTGACCGCAGCAAATCTGTTGAAGGCGCATGATCTGAGTTAACACGCTGGCCGTGGTCGCCAGTTCGCCACTCTCAAGCTTGGCCAACGCTAACTTTTTCATCTGCTGGTATAACTTTTCCTGTTCGGGAGTCAGTTCCACGTCGCGCCGAAGGTACACCTTGGGAGGCAGGTCTAAGCAGTCTACTTTTAGTACCCGGTTACTGAAGCTATCTAACTTTTCAGAAAGTTCGTCCAAACGACGGTAACCCATGATTTGTTGAAAACTGCGGTGCCCCATGGTCCGTTGCTGAATGTTGGCGTACCGAGCTTGAAACGCATAGTAAGAATTAAAGCCCAGCGACTTCTCTTCAAGAAACCCGCACTGACTAAATAAGTCCATTGGGCTTTTTGTAATGGGTGATCCTGTTAATATGCGGCGATACTTAGACCGTTTCCGTAAGGACATAATGCTCTTGGTCCTAGCGGCCTTGCGGTTCTTTATCGTCGTTGATTCGTCCACTATCACCATGTTGTCAGGGTTTTGATGAAGAAAAGCAGTGGCCGCGTCAGACCCCCTAACACTAGAAAAAGCTTCAACGTTTATGACAAAAATCTTTAAAAAGGGATCCTTATCAACAATAAAATCCAGAAGCTCTTCCTCGAAACGCTTAGTCTTAGCAGGGGTCCAGCGGCATATCTTGCGAGGGATGCGTTTAGGCAAATGGATAGGTATCTCACCCTTGATCCAGTTGTCATATACCCCTTTGGGCGCTATAATCAAAGCCGCTTTTAGTTTCCCCGCCTCATACAACACCGCCATCGTATCGATAGCAACCTTGGTTTTTCCCGTGCCCATTTCCATAAACAGCGCGTAGTATTCCGCAGACCACGAGTCTTCCAGCGCAACTCGTTGGTGGTCATAAGGCATAGTTTCGTAGTTATAGTCCTGCATAATTTTACTACTTTCTTGCTGTGTTAAATCCATAATATTACCCTTAAAATTGTCCTTGTTTTTGTTACAATTTAGGTTTGCCCGTCTCGGTGTATATTATAAAGAGACTCTAATTGAGTGCATTTCACCGCATTTGACGGGGCTTCGCTTATTACGAACCAAAATCAGTTCGGCATCTGGGCCAGCTCCATGCTTAAACTTTATTTATCTTTTTCTATATTAGTTGGTAAAGTGTTTTGATTGTGGCTGGCAAGGAATCGAACCTTAATATCATCTAAGTATTTACCAAATATCACAAGCCTGAATCGAACAGGAATACCGTCAAAATTTACCAAATACAACCACAATCAAAACACTCTAATTGAGTGCATTGCCTGTTTGATTTAAAGCCATTTCAACACCTCCTCAAGTTCTGGGGACTCCCACTCTTTCCAACTCATTTCTTGTTCTTCTTCACGTTCCATTTGTGCTTCCCTTAAATAGTTTGCTTTCCCACCGACACACTGCGTTAATATGCGTGTGGCGTGTAGTCGGTCTGACCATACCTATTTTTTCAATCCATCCTAGAGTTTGTAGAGAGCGTATCATTGCTCCCCAAACATTGTGGTGGTAGGGATCAGCCATCCCTTGGGCTCTGCAAAAGGCACAAATCTTACCGCCTTCAACAAAGTGGTGTTCTGAGAGATACTTAGCAGCGTTACGATAGTAACCAGCTTTCCAGTCGTCGTCTGCATGTACAAAGGCCCTGTCTATCTCAGCCTTTATAAATTCAAACCGCATTTGCGGGGTGTCTTTCTGCTTCATAAGTCATAACTCCTTGTGGCGTCTTCAGCGTCAACGATAAATAGGTTTTGTTTCGTTCGTGTTAAACCAACGTAAAACACTCTGTGCATATCATCCGGGTTAACCCTCATTTCGTTATCGGCGGCTGGACTAAGGTCAGTGAACAGCACAACGTTATCCGCCTCACCGCCTTTTGACCCGTGGATCGTGGAGGCTGTAATACGGGGTATGCCATTAAATTTCTCGCCCCGTCGCAATAGTGCCGTGATGTACGCTCGGTCCACTTCGGGCAGTTTGTCCATTGCTTCTGACCATATCATGGTCTTTTCCGCTTTCAACCCGTAGCTATCTATCAGGGTTCCCATGGTAACAAGGTCATGATCATTGATGCCGGTTAGCTTCTTATAGCCCCTTAACACTCGGGTGCCGGTAGACATAAAACTGTATATCTTACGTGCTACTTCCCCCGAGATTGCTTTGCCTTTGCGCAACTGCTCCCACCCATTAACCGCTTCAGATAGCTTCTCACTAATGCTCCTATGGCCACGGTAGTTGAACAGGTAACCACTTGACTTTAGCTCACCAGCCACCGGCTGTAGGTGATACCCGGCTTGAGCTAAGATGAGCCATGATCCTTCGGCCATGTCTAGTGCAGAGATGGTGTTGATCCGTGTGACGTTGCCTAATTCCTTTTTTGGCTCATAGCTCTTGGGGAATCGACGGGCGATACGGCGCACAACATTCTCGGCGAGGTTGTGGACCCGTTGAGGAACACGATAGGACTGAGACAAGGTTTCAGACCCACCGGGTAAGTTAATAAAGTGGTCCACGTCTGCGCCTGCCCACCGATAAATAGCTTGGTCATCGTCGCCTGCACAATACATTTTTTTAGAATGCCGGTCGATAGCGTGAGCTAGTTCCCATTGCAGTGGACTTAAATCTTGTGCCTCATCTAAGAAGCATAGATCAAAGTCAGGGCAAAAGTTATCGGCCCCTTTAACAAACTCCGCCAACATGTCCGTGAAGTCATAAAACCCCATGCTTTCTTTGTACTCTCGGAGACATTTATCAACATAGTTGACAGTGTTCCAATCGGGCTCAATATTGCTTTGGTTGTACTGCTCTCTTAACGGGACCTTTCTTAAACGGGCTAGGTTAATCAGCCCGAGTATAGGATCGTTACTGGCAACCATAGAGGGGATGTCATCATCAAAACTACCTGCTTTTGTCCCGCCGAGCGTGACACCTATTGACCGACTTAACTCTTTGAAGTGAGACTCTTGCATCACTTGCTCGGGTCTAATGTCTGTCATTGTTAGGGCTAGTGAGTGCAGTGTTCGGAAGTAGATTAGGTCTTTTTTAGGGTCCAGATTAAATCGAGCTGCGGCACGTTCTTTTGCTTCGTTGGCTGCTTTCCGTGTAAAGGCTAGGAAAGCAATGCGGTGCGGATGTGTACCCGCTTCTAAGGCTTCATCTACCATGTTCAACAACGTGGTGGTTTTACCTGTTCCCGGTGGTCCAAATATCCTAAACATCTGAAATCCTTTCGGCTGCTGTCATAAGTATGTCGGCCAAACCTACTGCCGAAATTTTACGGTCTTCCGTCTCCATGTCAGCTTCCATTGCAATACATTCCAACAATTCAGCAAGATGCTTATTACTCAAATCGTCTGGAATCAGGCCAAACCATGGTTTGTCTTTAAATTTGTGCATCCTTCCTTTTCTCCCTGCTATAAATCTGTTGGACTCTCTGCTTAGAGATGCCAAAGTATTTAGCGACTGCCGTCATCGTCATAAGATCATTGTCAATCATCTGAATGATCTCCGCATTACGGCGTTTGCTATATTCTTCAAAAGTTAACTCGACCATTAGAAAGGTGCTCCCTGCTGATTTCCGAACTTGGGTGTATCAATTTCAATGTCGGAAGAGTTAAATGACGGTATTTGCCAAACTCTAACGGCGCGGCCTTTAATCTTAAGCACTACGCTGGAGCCGTTTATATCACGTAGGCGTTGAGCAATCCGGTGTGATTTATATTCAAAAAACTTATTCTTTTTCAGGAAATTTTCAAAGTCTTTCAGCCTGAAGTAGGTGACCCCTTGCTCTTCGTCCGTCCAAGGTCGGCGCAACAGTATCTCTTCTTTGTCTTGGGCAACCTGTAGGTGCCTGCAAAATTCCTCAAGGTAGTCATAAAACTGACCGCTCGTGCTGGCATCAACGGCGACCTCGATGATGGCGCTTTCGTTCCCCTTCATTTCAGTAAGAAGGGCGCTGATACGACCTTCCCACTGTTGTTTGGCCACGGACTTCGGCATGAAGTTTAGCTGCTCCATACACGCTTTCTGGAAGGTCATTTGGTTCATTAAAGCATCTGTGTCCATTTCCAGCGGTTCGCCGTTCACGTCCATAAACCATACGGGCGGCGTAGAGTTATATTTACGGAGGTTAGCGATGGTTGCCCCTGCGATAGCCGAGCCAACGCCAAACTTACGTGTTCGGCAAAGGTCTTTGTTGCAGTGTGCATTAATGGGGGCATCATTGCATTTGTAGACGTAGTCTTTGCGCTCTACCTGCTTGGCCACCACGTTGACCTCACCTAGAGGTAGTGGAGGGGAGATATACTCCATGTTATAACGAAGTATCTCTGACTCCCAGCTATCGGGGAAGGCTTTCCGCAGGTAAACCCCGATATTGAACAGGCCGTTGTTCCGGCCCCCTTCGCTGATACCCTGTTTACAGAGTATTTGCAGGCAAGGTGGGCCGTCCTGAAGCAGGTTTGTTTCCTCGTCCCCCACCACCTGCAGCTTAACGACTTCTTCTGGGGTTTTAGCGTATTTCTGGTGCAGCACCATAAACTCGTCGAGAGTGGCCGAAGTGCCATCGTCCAAAAAGGCGTATCGCAGCCCGTTTTCATGGTCGTAGTACGGCAAATTCAGAAAATTACCGACGTCGCCCCTGTCTAAATTAAGTTTTATTTGTTTTGGGAAAATCTCGCTCTCGCCGTAGCCTAGTGCAGCGGCCATCGACCGTAGTGCTTTCTGCATATCTCGGGCTTCAGTCCACGAAGTGGTGAAAAGGAAGCAGTGCGCCCCTCCCGATTTAGACCGACATACAACAAGGGGTAATTTCATGCGGCGGATTTTACCCACCAGCAATTTATGGTCTAAGGGGTACTGGTCGATATCGATGCAACCCCACTTACAATTGTTCTCTTCGTTTATAGGCACGATGCCGAGACCGTTGCCTGTGCCGGTTAAGTGGTCTTCCCAAAGCTTCGGTGTCTGAGGCTCGCGAAGAACTCCGGCTTTCCCTTGGGTTTTCCCGTTAGCCCCCGTTTTTTCTAGTTTAAAATAGCCGTGGGCTACTTTCAGACCTTCAAAGATAGACCTGAATTTTTCTAATGACATAGACTGCCCCCATACGGAAAAATAGGCGCGGCACAACGCCCCGCCTAGACACTAGACCACTTGACTAAAAAGGCACGTCGTCGTTATTTAAGTCATCGTCATTCGTATGTTTAACAACAACGGCACCACTCGTTATACTGTTGGCAAAAGCTTTTGCTCTACCGTACAGGCCAGCATCCGCAATGGCACTATCTACCGACATTTCCCAACCGTGCCACGAACCTTTTGAGTTTTCCTCAGAGATTGTTTTTAGGTGGTAAATGTGCGAAAAGCGTGGAGGGGTAAACGGCCCTTTTGATCCGTGCATCGAACGTGACGCCATGATGCTATTCCACTTCCGCGACTTTTTAAGCTGCGTAGATTTCATTGCAATCAAAGCTGTCTCAAACGCTCCGTCTTCCCCAACGAGGACGACGAAGTGCTGATGTGTTTCCTCAATATACTCCCCGCTACCGTCAGCAACATAGTCTTTGTTGTCATCGCTAGACCGAGCTGTTTCTGGACGCACCTCACCGGGTTCATAAATTGCAGTGGGGGCACCGCTCCCCATGCCGCGAGGTGCCCATTGGATGAATCTACGCTGATAAGCACAAGGGATAACTCGTATGCCTTCCTTACCTTTGTAAACTGCCCCGGTTACAGTATTGTAAATATCCCCCTTACGAGCCACTTCATTTTCGTCTAATATAGGGTCATTGCCTGAAAGAACTTTTAGGAAAGGAAGCGCTAAGTCTTCTTGTCCCATGTTTTCCATGCCCCGACCTGCATCGGCTTCAAACATGGATGGATCAAATTCCGCCATTGCGGTTGATTCTTGTTTTGCTACTTGTTTTGCTTGTGTCATTTTACTTTCCTCTCTTAATAACTGCACGTTGACCTACCCAAGCCCCAAATAACTCCATGGGGAATTCCTCTCCTGCCTCACATCTTTCTTTTACGAAAGCACGTAACGTTTGCGGGTGTATCTCGGTTTTCTGTTGTGGTAGAAACCCATGTGTTTCCGCGAACGTAGAAAAGGCGCTTGCTTGATCGTCCTCACCACGGCCAAATTGGCACGAGACAGTATTTTTAATAATGTCACCGTACTGATGGTCACGTAGCCACTCAAAAGCGGTTGGACGGTTTTGAACAAGTATGGAGGCTCCATACGTTTGTTTGACCTCAACGGTAGAACCGTCGTCGAGGGCAAAAGAAGATATACCGATTTCAGCAAGCATTGCAGGCATTTCTTCGTCAGTAAGCTTCTGAAGGTCTTTCTTGTATTCCTTGATAGTTTCCTCAAGGGCTTCAATCGTTACTTCTTTGTCTCTTATTTGGCGGGCCAACTCGGCTACCGTGGTAAGTCCTTGTTGGTCTATCTTCTCAACACTGGTTGCCTGCTTGTTTTCAAAGTCGGCCTCCATCATTTGGGTTAAATCTACACTCATAACTTCTCTCCTTCGTGGTTAAAGGCACCTTTTGGGCCTTGACAAAGGTAGATATTATCTTATATCCTACACATGTCAAGCGGTTTAAAAAAAAAATTAGATAATGTTATAAAGTTAGGGGGGGGGAGGGTAAAAATGAACAAAAAGGAAATTAGATTAAGAAAGATATCTCTAACTAAACTTTTAAGTGATTATTACAAGCTCTAAGTTTAATTTCTTTCCTTTTGTGCCTCCGTGACTTCTCGCCATACTACTGCGTAAGCTAAATCCAAAGGATAGTTATGCTTATCAACTAACCGCTTTACTCTTTTGTCAAATTCACTCATAGCTCACCCTTTTCTTCTGCTGTCAATGCTCGGCAATTATGCCAATCACTAATTTCGCACACATAAGGCGCTTTTGTACTATCCATTAATTTAAATTTATCAAACTTAACTTGGCCATAATCACGCCACACAGCCACAACCTGACCAACTCTAGGCACAAACTTAGGCGGGAAGGCTTGCTCTAATATTGCTTCGCCTATCAGCTCAACCTCGCATTTAGTCACCACTTCAGGGCATTCCATACATCTTATTACCTCTGCTAAATCTTCTCTTGTAATTGAATCAGTCATTATTACTCTCCCATTGATTAACTTCATATTGTTCTTTGCGTTCTTCGTAAGTCAGCTCGTCTTCGTCGTCTTCGTCGTCCCAAGCAGGGTTATATGCTAGTTTCCATTCGTCGTAGTCGCTCATTATTCAGCCTCGTCTATTGCATCACGCAAAGCAAATCGCGCCTTACCAATGCTTGATTCACTTAAATCATCTATTATATTAACGCTACTTCCGTTATGTCCAACTGGAGCCATTAAAGCAATCAACTCAATCAAATCTTCATGGTTAAAATCATAGATCGCTTCAGCGTGGATGTTTTCACCAAAGACAATATCTATCCTTGGAAGTGGTGGTGCGCCAAGTGGTCTTATAGTGTATTCATTCATTTTGCTACTCCGTGATTATTGTGAAAACCATATTTTCTGTTAGCTGACATTCGGGTCGCTACTGCGTCAAGTAAGCAATCTCCATAGTACAGGTGTTTATTTTTACCTAGAACCGTTATAGAAGACTTCCATTTGCCTCTAGCATCATGCCAGCTTACCCCATTAAATCCACTGGTGTTTCTGGAATCCATTGACCTATTAAGGTTATTCTCTCTGTGGCTTACAACCCTAAGATTACCAATAGAGTTGTTTAACTTATCGTGATCAATGTGATCTATCTCTCCATCAGGCCATTCGCCGTAAGCTTTTAGCCATACATAACGATGATAATACACCGCCTTACTTTCGTGCCAGATATGCATGTATCCAGTGTTTTTATGTAACCGTGGTTTACTCATTTTGTAATTCCTGTTTTAATTCTTAGTAAAGTATGCGCTCTATTAATCAGTATGTAAACTATTTATTTGCAATTAATTGCTTGCAATAATTAACAACTACTATACACTGCAAGAATGAAAATAGAAAAACAGACTAGGTCATTACTTAAACGAACAGGCTTAACGCCTGAATTTATAGCAAGTAAAACTAAATTAAAAATGAGGTGGATTTATGATTTTCGCAACGATGTATTGAATGATTACGGCATTAGAAAGGTGCAGCTATTAAATGACCATTTGAGAAAATCGGTTAAATGCGTAGCTTGCAACGGGCAATGTGAGCTCGTTATTTATTACGGTAAAGATGTGACTGGCGTTATTGAAGTGTGCAAGTCATGCGACGGAACAGGAGAGCAGATAAAGTGAGAAGCTTAAATAGTACTCGCGCTCATGCATTGGTCACTCAAGCCAGAAATAACGGCGACTTACCTATATTAGATGGAAGTATAGATTGCGTAGATTGTGGAAAACCAGCGCACAGTTATGATCATAGGGATTACATGAAGCCACTAGACGTTGATCCGGTTTGTCGTAAATGTAATGCAGAAAGAGGACCGGCTATAAATTGCAATAACCTGAATTAATTACCACAACAATTTGACGGTATTACGGGCGCAGCATTACGCTTAAACATCAGATTAGAATACCCAGAGGATTTAAAATGAAAGAATTGGAAAAAAATTGTTGGTATTGGTTTACCGACCCGCGAGAAGGTGATATCTGGTATCCAGTTTATGTTAGGTCTGATAGTAAATTGATGATTGATAACCAAGTTTTCCCTCAGGCAAGATTTAAAGCACTTACATTTGTAAAGGCTATAATGCCTGATTAACATCGATTACCCAGAGGATTTGAAATGAAAAGCATAGAAGTTAACAGTATATTAATTATAATTGGAGTTATAATTGGAACTATAATTATGCCAGCAATGCTAGATCCAACACCAGATTTAAAAATAGGAATTAGTATGGTAGCGGGTTCTTTTCTTACTGCCATAGCTTTGATAGTTTGGGATTAACACAACATTACCAGAGGAAACAAAATGAGTCCTTTAAAATTAATTATATTAATACATTATAGTTGGTCGGGAAACGATTATAACACGCTACATTCTCCAGTGCGGCAAGATGCTATATGTTATTTATTAAACAATGGTTATTTGATTAGTGATGATGATCTACATCGAACTTATAAGCCAACTCAAAAAGCGTTTTTTTATGTAGAAGCTCTTTGTAACTTACCCGAGCCAGAACAAACTTGGATAATCCCAGAGGTGTCAGAATGAAACAAACAAGAAAGGAAATGATTGCAGTTTTAGAGGCAGCGCAAGAAGGAAAAACGATTCAAGGAAAGCGCCATACAGCTGCTAACGCTGGCGAATTTTACACTTATGACAATGATCACCGGCCAATGTGGAATTTTGATGCGATTGAGTACAGAGTAAAGCCAGAGCCTAGCGTAATTTATAGAATTGATTATGAGTATGGAAGTATAGGATCAATGACTTATACAAACATAGATAATGCAAAGCGAGCGCAAAATTCCAATAAAGATATCATCACTACATTTATCGAGCAGCTTTAGCAGCGTAGCGGAGCTTGTCGGCGCAGCAACGGATATATCCAGCTTACTATCTAAGTCGTTTACGATTGAATCTGATGTTAAATACACAGAGGATTTGAAATGAAGGTTGTCTGGCAAGATGTGCGCGAGGATTACGCTCGCAAAGATGCCTAGATTTTAGAGCTGAAAGAAAAAAACGAGACTCCGCATAAACGGGTGCAAATGTTAATTAGTTTGCTGAGTTTTCAAAACGCTGCATATTATAACGATGAAATTAATGATTTGATTAGATGATTTCCTCATTGTGCGAGCTGTAACGGCTCGTACTTTTTTAATTAAAAGGGTGGTTTATGAGTAAAGACAAAATGGTTTCACAGCCCAAACACTATTCAGCCGGAGGGATCGAATGTATCGACGCAATGGTTGCAGCATTTGGTAGAGACAAAGTTAACGTCTATGCCGAGATAGCTGCGTTTAAATATATATGGCGAATGGATAATAAGAACGAAGACTCCACGCAGGATAAACAAAAATCCGTCTGGTACCTCCGGTACTCAATGGGCGATGACCCGAGGACTAAAGAATGAGTTTACAAATGTCAATATTCGCTAATAAAAACGAATGGGTTCCACCTTTAGAGCTGCCCGATATTACAGGAGCCGCTAAGATTGCCATCGATGTCGAAACACGCGACCCGAACCTAAAAGTGAACGGTCCCGGTTGGCCAACCGGCGACGGTGAAGTGGTGGGGTACGCTATCGCAGTCGATGGCTGGTCCTGCTATATCCCTATACGTCATTTCGGGGGCGGTAACCTCGACGAAAAGATCGTCAACCGATGGCTTCAAAAAGTATTTGAGTGTCCGGCTGATAAGATCATGCACAACGCCCAGTATGATTTGGGTTGGATTAAACAAATGGGGTTCACGGTCAACGGACGTATCATCGATACCATGATCGTCGCCTCCTTGCTCGATGAAAACCGGTTCAGCTACAGCCTGAATGCGCTTTGTTACGACTTACTTAACAAAACAAAGTCTGAGAAGGCGTTAGTCGAAGCAGCTCGGGAGTTCGGTATCGATCCCAAAGCTGAAATGTGGAAGATGCCCGCTATGTATGTTGGACCATACGCTGAAGCTGACGCGGAGCTTACCCTTGAACTGTGGAATTACTTTTCCATTAAGATAGGCCAAGAGGATCTGTGGAACGTCGTCAACCTCGAGCTTGATCTGCTGCCATGTCTCGTCGACATGACTATGCGGGGCGTCCGGGTTGACGTCAACCGAGTTGAGCGTACTCGGGATAGCCTCCTTAAACGGGAACGGGAGGTCTTGAAGGAGTTGAAGCACGTCGCAGGCTCGGGCGTTGAAATCTGGGCGGCGCAGTCGCTCGCAAAGTCTTTCGACAACCTCGGAATCCAATATCCAAAGACTGAGAAAGGAGCACCTTCCTTTACCAAATTCTTTCTTCAAGAGCATAGTCACCCCGTCGCGAAGCTTATTGTCGAGGCTAGGAATCTGAATAAGACCTCCGGGACTTTCATCAATTCCATCATGAAGCACTGCCACGCTGATGGCCGAATTCATAGTCATGTTAATCAACTCCGTTCGGATGATGGGGGTACTGTGTCGGGCCGCATCTCAATGCGTAATCCAAATTTACAACAAATTCCAGCTCGCGATCCAATCTACGGGCCCATGATTCGCTCGTTGTTTCTACCTGAAGAAGGCGAGCAGTGGGCGGCCATTGACTTCTCGCAGCAAGAACCGCGCATCTTGGTCCATTATGCGCATGTATACGGTAAAACGCGAGGAATACCCTTAGAAGGCGCGGCTGATTTTGTTACGGCCTACAATGAGAAGCCAGAAACCGACTTCCATAACATGGTAGCCGCGATGGCGAGCTTACCTAGGAAGCAGGCGAAGACCATTAACTTGGGTTTGATCTACGGGATGGGGGTGAACAAGATGTCAGAAGAACTGGACATCTCGGTCGACGAAGCGAAGGTGCTGGTGAAGCAGTACCATTCCCGCGTGCCGTTTGTGAAAGGCTTGATGAGTGGTGTCATGAACCGACTCAATGACCGAACTTCAGGGGGTGCGCTGCGCTCACTCGAAGGCCGCAAGTGTCGCTTCGATATGTGGGAGCCAGACACGTTCGCCATGAATAAGGCACTACCCTACAAAGAAGCGGTTGATGCCTACGGACCTACGACCAGACTCAAGCGGGCGTTTACTTATAAAGCACTCAACAGGCTTATACAAGCATCTGCCGCAGACATGACGAAGCGAGCGATGGTCAATCTGTACAAAATGGGAAAACTCCCGATGTTACAAATCCATGACGAGCTGGCGATGTCGGTGAAGACCCGCGAAGAAGCTGAAGAGATCGCTCGGGTTATGGAGAGTGCCTTGCCTTTAGAGGTGCCTAACGTTTGCGATATAGAAATGGGACCTTCTTGGGGTGAAGCTAAAAAGCTTGACTAATTCTCAAACCCTGCTTCGGCGGGGTTTTTCTTGCAACCTTGTATATATTCTTATATTATCTTAGACTTTAGGGCCTCAAAGAGATAAAAATGGATACAACACGTTGGAAAAGCATCCTCGTTCCGCGAGAAGTTTATGTAGAGATAAAAGAACTGGCAAAAAAAGAAGGTCGAACCATCGGCGGTCAACTCCGCCTTGTTTTTGATGCGTATAAAGAAACTCAAGGGGTCAATAATGAAATTAGAAAACCCACAGCAAGGGGAAATACACAAAAGGCTCGTTAGAAACGAATGCCCCAAATGTAGTAAACCCCTCGAAGTAATCGAAAAAACGGTTGAAAATTTAGTGCGATGGTGCGAAAGCTGCCAGCTTACTATTGCCGACAAAACATCTAAAGCAGAGTTCCCCGAGGATGTATGCGATTAAGTGTTGCTTATCCTATACCCCGGTGTATAATGGACGTGAGAATGGCAACATGTTCTCCGTAGTTAAGACCCGCCCCGAGTTAGGTTGCCCCCGGCTCGGGGCATTTTTTTATAAGGAGAGTAATAATGGATAAGATTTTTGTTGATGGCCTCGTGGCCAAACAACCACGAGAAACAGCACCCGATTGGGTGAAGTGTAATCTCAGCATTAAACGAGAGGACCTTCTTGCGTGGCTCTCGACCCAAAACGAAGATTGGATCAACGTCCAAGTTTGCGAAAGCAAAGGCGGCAAATGGTATGCGGAGGTAGATACATGGAAGCCAGCAACGAACGCGTAAGCGATATCCGGTGGCCGTGGGCCGTATCACAGATCAACGAAGTGGTTAACCAAGCACTTACCCTGATCGAAAAAGATGATACTCTCAATACAGATGAAAAACGGAAAAGGCTTAATGACGTTGAAAAATCGTGGCAACGAATACTCCAAGGCTGAAGGTAAAGCCAATGACGACTTCTTCAATGCCGCCAAGATGATGGCGGCATTGTTAACGGAGTTTCATGCGCGGGACATGGACGCGGGACCGGCCATCGGTGGTGCACTCACACAGATCCTCGCCCACATTATTGAAGTATCTCCTGATGTTCCCTCCGCCTTGGGACTAATTTCTTCTTGCTTATCAAATGCCGCTTACCAAGCCGAATCACCAGACCACTTTATTCCAGACCCCGACCCAGAAGGGTTAATACACTAATAAACCCGAAGAAGGGGCAAATCAGAAAGGATCGTAACAAATGCAACCAACAATACTCAGAATCAACTTTTATTTTGAAGATATAACAGCTCAAGTATTTGTAATCGCGTTCATAGCGGCAATCGTTATCATTTATCAGGTTTGCAAGGGTATTGTTAATTATGTGAGTGTTAAGTAATGAACTTCTGGTTAATATTAGGAACCACGTTTATTTTAATAATCATAGGTTTTTTAACTCTGGCCTCGTGGGGCATGAACTTCTATGGCAATGACGATGACGATGACGAGCATGAAGACTACAACGACAGGAGTGGGTAATGAAGTTTATAGCAATAGTAGCAATAGGATTAATCGGGTTTTTTATTTTAAGTTATATCGTTGAGCCTTGGGTGATTGAGACGATGTGCCGAGAATTAATTAAATGCTAATCAGGGGTAACAATGATTAATTTAATGCTAGGCGACTGCTTAGAGCGAATGAAAGAGATACCTGACGGCTCAATCGATATGATACTGACAGACCCACCATACGGCCAAACATCTTGCAAGTGGGACTCAGCTATTCCCTTTGAACCGATGTGGGAACAAATCTGGCGTATAACTAAACCAAAATGGAGTATGAAGTAAATCAAATTAACCATTGACCTGTTAGCACAAATCTATGTAATGTCATAAAGCAGCCGAGAAATAAAATGAATCACGATGAAATAATAGAAGTAGTGCAAGCACATAAGGATGGGAAGGTTATCCAGTTTGAATGGTTAACCGGCCCTATAGGGTGGATTTCTATAGATGATGATGAGCCAATTTGGGACTTCTCAACTTACCACTTCAGAGTCAAGCCAGAGCCTAAGCAGTGCTGGGTATACTTTAAACCTGACGGAAAGCCTGATCATGCAGTTGAAGTTAGCGGAAGAGATAAATCTTTAATGAGTGAGAATTACAGACTAATGACTGAGGCACTATGAAAAAAGCAAAGAACACTGGTAATCAGCACAATAAGCTTCCGCTTGATAAGGTAATTGGGGATTATTGGCGAATACGATGTACAGCAGCAGATAAATTAAAGTGGAAAGAAAAAGCTAGGTCGGCTGGATTAAGCGACTCAGACTGGACGCGATTAAAATTAAACAAGGACTAGATAATGAATAACGATAAACTAATAACCACTACACTAACTCCAACATGGTCAAATTCGACATTAATACGCTAATCAGGGGTAAGTAATGGATAAAACTATTTTAACAGAGCTTGAAGAAGCAATAAGAACTAAAAACGCATCTTGGATACGTGAGTTAGCAGTAATGATACAAAGAATTGCGGATGATTTGGAAA